AGCTCGCCCAACTGTGTCTCGTAAGAAGAAGTCGCAGAAGGCTCAGAAGCCCAAGTCACCCCCACCGTCGGACGATGGGGAGTGACCAGCATTGTGACAGTTCGGCGGGTGGCGGAGAGTCACCTGCTGGTTGATCCTTCTACTGTCATTGATGCACTTGAGATCACGGATGCAGAAGAGATCAAAGAGATTGAGCGTCTTGTCCCAGCTATGTCTCAGCAAATCGAAGATGAGACTAATCGGGTCTTCGCCCGCGAGCTGGTCACTGAGAGGCTCGGTCTAGATCTTGTTGATGCAGGGGATCTTGGCAACCGGGGCGGAGTGGCATACCGCTTCATGTTGAGCCGCATGCCCGTACTAATGGTGCAGGCAATCCGATTTGACGGGAGTGCCATCGATCTAACCGACGTACAGCTGGAGGACTCGGAGGCTGGGTTCTTGTTTAGTGCAGGGGGCTTCAGTGCAACCAACATTGAGGTCCAGCAGTTGGAGCGTGTTCGTACTCACTACCTTGATCCGTTGTGGGAAGTTGACTATAGTGCAGGCTTTGTCCTGCCGTCATTCCCTGCTATCGAGGAAGCATTTACTCCTAGTGATGTAGACGCAGCGCTCAATCTATTCAGTATTACCAGTCATGATTTAGTTGATGGGGACACAGTTCGATTTAGTACCGATGGCACATTGCCGGCGGGCCTGTCTAAGAACATCAACTATATCATTCGGGATATGACCGATGACACATTCAAGGTAGCGGCGTTACCTAATGGGGCTGTGGTTGATGTGACGGATGGTGGGTCTGGGGCGCATATTGTAACTCGTCAAGTTACTATGCCTGATAGCCTGCAAAATGTTCTGGTGCGGTTGGTCGTATCGCAGTTTCGAGGTCGTAAGCGTGATCCTTCTATCAAGTCTGAGAAGCTGGGGGACGCCAGCTGGACTTACATGGACTCGTTCGAGATACCCGCTGCGGTGCGTTCGAGTCTGTCACGATGGAGAAACCTCGTCTAATGCCCTCAATTGCACATCTGATGAATCGGTCGGTGACCGTGCAGAGAGTAGGTACCACGTCTGATGGGCAAGGCGGATTCACGGAGAGCCTCTCAGCCGTTGCAGCATTGGCAGGACTCAAGGGGCGTCGTCAACCAGCTGGTAGTCGGGATAGGATCGTTGCCGGTCGGGAAGAAACAGAGGTAACCCACGTCTGGTACTTCGATGGAGCACCAGATGTGAAGGTGAGAGATGTATTATTGTCAGGCTCGAATAAGGATGAGGTGCTTGCATTAGTTCCTCCGTCCGAGCCGGACCATTTGAAGGCGCTAGCGAAGGAGTTTCAAATTGGCGCGACCACGTAGAGGAGTCCGAATAAAGATTCATCCGCTGCGGCTTTTGAAGAAGTCTGGGGACCAGCTTGTAAAGAATATGGCGGTTGCTACTATCTTTGTTCGTGACAAGGTCAAGACGAAGCTCAATCGTGGGCAACCTACTCGTACTTTTCAATCCGGATCGATCATTGGTCTCGATCCGTCGAGCCCGGGAGAGCCGCCAAAGAAGATCACGGCCCAGCTGCAGAACTCTATTCGCACTAAAGTGATTCGAGGTAAGGACAGGATCATTGGATTGGTTGGCACCAATCTTAAGAAAGGTAGATGGCTGGAGTTTGGCACTAGCAAGATGAAGCCGCGCCCTTATCTACGGCCGACTCTATCTGAGAACAAACGCAAGATAGGGCGTATTGTTGCGCGCGGGTTAAGAGCGGTATGAGTGCGATCACGAAAGGATTCTTTGATCGGCTGGTTGGGGATGCGACCCTCGTTGCGCTGCTGGGCACGTACAAAAGCGCCCCATCCATATTCACGAAGCGTCCGCTGCCACCTGGATTTGATATTGAAGCACATGGACCGTATGTACTAACGACAGGAGAAGCAGTGCAGGATCCTGGCCCGGCGGACGTCAAGAATTCCAAAGGTCGTGAGATCGTACGTGACATTCTCTGCTTCTCCAAACTCAGCGATTCTGCTACTGTGGTGGAGGAGGTTGCGGAGCAGGTTCGATTTTTATTTCAAAGGCAGGTATTTTCTATCACGGGATTCAGTATAATCGTAGCGGAGGTCAGTGGACCAATCGAGGCAGATGAGGATGATGCCTTGGGTCGGGTGGTATCTGTTCGTTTAGTGCTAAAGGAGAGTTAAGATGGGTACATTGGCAATTCAGGAGATTTTGGAAACAGGTCTTAATCCGGCCTTGGTCGCGGCAGCTCCGGGCGGAGATGAGTTCGCAAACAGTGATCGTACGTTCTTCGTGATGAAGAATGGTGATACCGTCTCGCATACGGTCACGTTTACTGTGCAAAGAGCCAAATTCGACATCCCCGGTTTCGGGGAGGTCACGTTCGCGGCGTTGGCGGTTGTGGTGCCTAATGCGGAGGAGCGATGGATCAAAGTGCCTGGGGCACCTTACAACGACGGTAGTGGTAAAGTTCAAGCCACTTATGACGCGGAGACAAGTGTCACTGTTGGCGCAGTGAAGATGCCGGGCGGCTAAGTAGGAAGGTAATCAGGGAGTAATTGGAGGATAATAGATCATGTTAAACGGCAATGAAGTTCTCATCTTGGCAGACACTGACGGTGCAGGTACATTTGCGGCGGTGGCTAGTCAACAGGAGGCCTCGATCGATGAGTCCAACGATATCATTGATCAGTCGAGCAAAGATGCCCGCGAGCGTAAGGTTGCGGCGGGTCGATACGAGGCTACTGTATCCTTCGGTGCGTTGTACGTGCCGACTGACGTCGCGTTTAACGCGTTGAAGGCAGCTCTCCGCAACGGGACTAAGATCAAGTTGCGTGAGCAGAGGCAGGGTACCCCCATCGAGGAGTATCTTGCAGTGATTTCGTCCATGACTCGGGATTACCCCGATCAGGACAACGCCACGATCTCGCTGGAGGCAGCGGTCGACGGCGCAGTTACGATCATCTAGTAGTGGTCGGTAGGTAGGAAGTGAGCAAGGTAGCGAGGTATGAGTAATGTTTATCCGATTCGATGGGAGTGGTCCCAACGTAGTTGAGCGAACTATACAGTGTCGTGACTACGATATTAGGCTCTCCAAGTCTTGTCGCCAGAAACTGATCCGCATACTCGATAGAGAGAACGAGATCGAGTTCATCCTCCAGGAAGGGGAGGATCAGTGGCATCGTGCCTATCTTATGAATGATGACGGGCATACGATCGAGACTATTCTTGCTCCCTCCCTGCAAGCGTTTCAGCAGCAGCAAGAAGGAGAGGCATAATGAGTTCGAATCCCCATAGAGGTGATACCCCTGTTACAGTCGGTGACGCCAGTTTCGTATTGTGTTATGATCTGAATGCTTGTGCATTGATCATGGAGAAATTGGGATTGGACAGTTTTGAACAGCTAGCGGAGATGGGCGAGGCGAAAGGAGGCATAGGGCTTTCTGAGATCCGTTACTTACTATGGGCGGGGTTGCAGCGTCACCATCCCGATCTTACGGAGACGGATGTTGGGGCCTTGGAGTGGGATCTGGAAACGGTCGGGCCTAAGTTAGGCGATGCATTCCAGAAGGGATTGCTACGGCAGACCCCGCCGGACGTGGAAAAAAAAGTGACAGTGACAAGGAAGTCGCCTGGGACTGGGAAAAGGGACAAATCCGAGCATACGAAGCAGGAGTAGCAGGGCCTGATGCGTTCTGGCGCCTAACGCTGGTTGAGTTGTCTTTGTTATTGGAGGCGTACGAGAATAGGATGGAGACGAAAGATAGAAGGGCTGCATTCGGGGCGTGGTTGTCCGCCCGCCTAAGTCGTGCCAAGCGTATCATGCCATTTGCCCGGCTATGGCGCAAGGAGACTACAGCACATGCGCTGCCTCCTGAGGAAGCAGCCAAAGAATATGAGCGTCACCAGCGCCTCATAAAACAGTTGGCCCCGGAGACTTTGCAGGGCACCGAGAAGTTGGATACGAAGGAGATTAGTAGTGGCTCTTAATCTCGGTAGCTTCGGCGAAGCTTTCGTCGACATACGCGCGAACCTGGCTACCCTTGATAGGGACCTTAAGATGGTCTCGTCTCGTATATCGAAAGGCCTGATCACTTCTGGTCGGCGCATGGGCCAAATAGGAAGACAACTGACTATGGGGCTTCTTGTCCCCATAGCAGGGATTGGGGGAGTAGCTGTTCGGAATTTTGGTCAGTTCGATGCGGCTATGACCGAGAGTTTGGCCATCATGGGGAATGTATCGACGGCTCTGCGTCGCGACATGGCAGGGGCTGCTCGGCAGATGGCAAAGGAAACATCCTTCTCTGCCAAGGAAGCAGCAGAGTCATTCTTCTTCCTGGCGTCGGCAGGTCTGGATGCAGTGGCTTCCATTAAGACCCTTCCAGTAGTTGCTCGATTCGCACAAGCGGGCAACTTCAACATGGCGCTTGCAACTGACCTCCTGACCGATGCACAAAGTGCGTTGGGCAAGACCATTCGCACTGATGCGATTGCCAATATGAAGGAGATGATCAGGGTTAGTGATACTCTGGTCAAAGCCAACACATTGGCCAACGCTACGGTCCAACAGTTCTCTGAGTCCCTCACGAATCGGGCCGGCGCTGCGATGCGACAGCTCAACATCGATATAGAGGAAGGCGTTGCAGTATTGGCAACGTGGGCGGATCAAGGCCTCAAAGGACAGATAGCCGGGGAGCAGTTCAACATCGTTACTCGCGACTTGCAGCGCGCTGCTCGTGACAATGTAGAGCAGTTTAAGAAGATGAACGTACAAGTCTTCGACGCTGCTGGGGGGCTCCGGAATCTAGCAGACATCGTTGCAGATCTGGAAGCCTTGCTTGGTCCTATGTCTATCAAGCAGCAAGGCCTCACGTTGTCAGTATTGGGATTCCAGGAACGATCGGTACAGGCAATTCGCTCATTGCTTGGCTTCTCCGGCGCAATTAGGGGTTATGAAAAGGCCCTTCGTTCGGCGGGTGGTATCACAGAGGAGGTTGCGAACAAGCAGCTTGAAGGGTTCAACAAGAAGATGGGGTTGACACTGTCTCGGCTGAACGATGTGGCCATCTCGCTAGGTCAGTTGTTAGCGCCTGTGGTTTTACAGTTCGCCCGTTTCATGGAGGCCAAGGTCATCCCAGCACTCGAAAGAGGTATTGCCTCCTTTCGTAGTATGGACCAAAAGACTGTCAGTATAGTAGGTAAGTTGGCTCTGCTTGCGGTTGCTTTCGGTCCGGTACTGATAGTGGTAGGGCTGTTAGGACAAGCGCTCGGTTTTGTCGTAAGTGGGCTAGGATTTTTCGTTAGAGGTCTTATCGGGTCAATAGGATTTTTAGTGAAGTTCGGCAATAAGATTGTGAAAGTACTTGCAATGGTAGCGACTGGATTGATGCGAATGGTTGCTTTCTTCTTGAGTGGTCCCGGTTTGATTATTGCCGGTTTGGCCACGATTCTCGGCGCTGTGGTTGTGTTCAAATCGACTATCGTTGGGTTCTTCAAAGGCATTGTTATTGGTATCAAGAATGCGTTTGTGCGGGGCTTCCAGAACAAAGTCGTGAGACCATTCCAAGTAGCTATAAAGGCTTTGATTGAATTCCTACCGAAGAGCGTCACAGAATTTCTAGGACTCGAGCCTGTCAAAGTCCAAGATATAGTAGAGGGCGATCTTCCAGGAGATATGGGGAAAGTTTGGGCCGAGGCTGCGGAGAACAGCAAGCGAGAGATGGAAAATTTCAAGCTAGTTGCTAGTGCCGGTATCGACTTTGTCAAGACCAAGTTTGCAGGACTGGCAGAGAAGATGTTGGGATTGGTTCCGGAGCTGGACTTTGGGTTGGCGGTAGAAGGGCTTGAGGAGTCAATAGAAGAGATAACAGTTACTGTCAAGAAGATGGCCACAGGAGTGAAGCCTATTGTCGACGGTGTGAAGATTAATATGCAGGACTTGGGGGACACCATCTCTTCTTCGATGGAAAGCAATCTGGTAGATGCAACAGTTGGGTTCCAAAAGTTTGGTGATGCGGCTCGTAATATCATTCGGTCGGTAATTGCAGAACTTGTGCGAGTTTTACTGGTCAAGAAACTTGTCTCTGGGGCGCTCTCGTTTTTTGGGCTCGGCGGGCTTGCTCGTGGTGGGCCAATGCAGGCTGGGGAAGGTGCCGTTGTTGGGGAACGTGGCCCTGAATTCTTTGTGCCTAATGTATCAGGAAAAATCATTCCGAACAATCGTCTTCGTATGGGCAATGCAGGGGAAGGAGGGGGTGGTGGGGATATACACCAAGAATTCAACTTCCCACTCGTCTTCCCGGCACAGCTTGAGGCGTTCGTGCGCAATGTTGCAGGTCCGGCCGGTCGCGATGCAGCGGCCGGAGTATTGCGAGCACGGCAGGGCCGGTTCTGATGGCTAAGTTCTTTCTGCAGAATCCCGGATTTGAATTAGGCGATCGGGATTGGTCGAAGGGCACGGGCTGGGCTATTTCGAAGGATGCCCCGACCTCGCGTTCTGGGTCATGGCGGGCGGTGTTCACTGGCGCTGCGGAAGCGAATCTTGATAGTACATTATTCTTCGCGGTTCGTCCGGGACTAAAGGTATCGGCGAGTGTATACTTTGATGGGGCTGTCGCTACAGCAGGAACGGGTGTACTACGCTTGAAGTGGAGTAACTCGAATCAAGACTTGCTTTCTGTTTCTAGTAGTGCTGGCATTGCTTTTGGTAGTGGCTATTCACAGGAAGTTTTGACAGACATCGTTGCACCAGCCCAAGCAAAGTTTGTACAAGTACGCGCAGTCATTACGACGCCAAATGGTTCGACATGGCGCCTTGATGATGCGGATATGTCCGGCAGTCTAGTCGAGAACCTTCCGTCAACAGCGAAGATACAATCTCATACTCTAGTCCCCGCTCGAACTATTGGCATGTTTGACCCACTGATCGGGGTTGACAAGTTTACCGAGTTCAATGCTGGCATGTCAGACAAGTGGGGTGGGATGTTTACATTTATCCCACTACACCCGAGTGACGATCTGGGGGAGTTGCTTGGTTTCTTAGAGCGTCTGGGGCGAATAGAGCGATTCTTTGCCTTCGACCCGGATCGGCTAGTCCCGAAGAATGGGGTGGTCAATAATATGACCGTGGATGGCACGACCACAAATGGCACAAACAGAATACCTGTTAAGGCCGGCCCTGTGAGTTCGACCGCGCTGGTTGTTGGTGACTATATAGAGATCAAAGATCAGTATTTCCAGCTGAAGCGAGACCTCGAGATTGGCCCCGAAGGAACCGGAGAGGCGATTGTGTGGCCATCTGTCCGGTCTACATTTGCAGATGGTGAGGATATCATTACGGACAACCCGAAAATGATAGCGCGTGTTACATCTGAAGTGCCGCGTCGTTCTGATCATGATAGATGGACGCAATTAAGTATGAGTTGGGAAGAGGTCTGATGCGCGATCTCTTACAAGCAGTTCTTGACGAACTAGGCAAGGATGAAATAAACATCGCTATCCTTGGCGAGTTCGAGTTCCTATCCGGCACACAAAACCTGTGGATCGGGCCAGAAGGTCATGTGCTCGATTACGATTCCAAGCAATGGGTAGCACTTGGCGAGATCGGCCAGATTGACAAGCTAGGAGAAGGTCAAGGTCTCGCGGATTCCCGTACTACTGTCTCGCTACGTATAGATAGTGAGAGTGTCGATGTTGTGGATGTTGAGGACAGTCGGGGACGCAACGCCACCATAACGCTGTTGCTGTTGTCGAACGAGGGGGATGTGATTGGTCCGATCGACTTTCGTACGGCAATGGGTGCGGTGAGCATCGCAAGTTCGGTGTCTGTTGACAAGCACGGCGGGAAACTTGTTAGTGAGAGATTGTCTCTCGAGTTGCTGAGTGAAACGGCATCGCTCGGACAATCCCATTTCGTGCGCAACACCTACGAGGCAGGACTGAGGATTCAGGCGACGGATCATGGACTGGAGTTTGTCTCGGATCCTGAAATGTCCAATATCGGGCTTCGTACTACAATTCCGGGCGAGCCGGGGGGGCCACCACTCCCACCTGGAGCACACCCTCTGTGAACGAACGACAATTCTATGCCGTACTGGACGATTGGCGTACTCGTGCTTATGACTGGCACAACTCCAATTGTTGTCAGTTCGCGGCAGATATTGCACGATGTAGTGGTGTTGATATTGATATACCGAATTTCGATACTGCCGAGCAGGCGGCGAAGTGGATCAAAAAGAAGGGCACTAAGGGTCTCTACCATTACCTTGTCAAACTGTTTGGCAAGCCGGTTGCGCCATTGCAGGCAAAGAGGGGATTCATAGCATACCGAAAAGGTTTTGGTCTTGAGGGCTCCGCTATCGGGACGATAGAGCGCAAGGCATTATTCGTCGGGGAGCGAGGTTTGATCGAAGTACCGTTAAGCGACTGTGCCGGAGCGTTTGATCCAGGTAAATTCCGTGGGTAAAACGGTTACAAAGATACTGCTCGGTATTGCTCTCATTGTTACTGCCGGCCTGTTGTTGCCCGCCGTACTGGCCGCGTATGGAGTTGGGTTCCTCTCGTATGCTCTTGTCGCTGTGCAGCTATTGGGGGTTAGTACTGTCTTCAATGCGTTTGCACCTGATATAGATACTGGTGCCACTAGGCTTCTAGCAGAAAATCTTTCCATTTTTTCGAGTCCAACCGCGATCCGCTCAGTCATTTTTGGCCGCTCTGGTATAGCTGGGCAAGTCCTTTTCCGCGAGAACATAAAGAACAGCGGTGATACGCCCGACGAGCTTCTGATCATATTGGGCCTTGGCGGCTATCCGGCTACTTCGCTCGAGAAATTCTGGTTGAATGAGGAACTGGTCTTCGATGGCGATTCAACGACCGGCCCTGGTGCCATCACGTCCGGAAAGTTTTCAGGCGATCTGTGGGTCTGGTTTCGCACCGGCGAGGAAGTTTCTGGTGCGTTCAATGAAATAGCCTCGCTGTCAACGGCTTGGAATGCTAAGGTTCGTATCCTACGTGGCATACCGTGTATTGGTATTCGCCTTAAGATAAGGGAGGAACTCGACGGTAAATTCCAGCCACTGGCACAAGTAAAGGGCTCGAAGCTGTATGACCCACGACTGGACTCAACAGTGCCGGGCGGGTCTGGGGCACACCGGTTTGCGGATCCTTCGACATGGGAATGGAGTGAGAACCCGAAACTTGCCGAACTGATTTATCTTCGCGGTGCGGATGTTAATGGCACAAACATCTTTGGTATGGGAAAGGCAGCGGCAGCAATTGACCTTGAGAACTTTGCGTCCGAGGCAAACATCTGCGAAGAACAGATCAATGTAGTTGGTGGAGGCACGATCGATCGTTATACTCTCAATGGTCGGTTGATGCCAAGCGACAGCCATAAAACGAATCTGCAACGTCTCCTCTCGGCGTCTGCTGGGACCATGGATGCCAGTGGCGGCATCTATCGAACCTTTGCTGCTGCTTGGCGTGCGCCATCCATGACGCTTACCGAACTGGACATCGACAGCGCCCCGTCCGAAATGCAACTACAGATTGACCCATCGAAAGAGGTCAATGTTATTAGTGGTTCATTTGCTGAACCTGCTGAAATGTGGGTTGTTAAGGAATACCCAGAGCTGACGGATGCGACGTCTATTGCCGCCTTCGGGGAGAATGCGAAGAAACTCGACTTGGCATTTACCACAGACCATCGAATTGCCCAGCGTATAGCAAAGATCCAAATGAAGCGCTACAATGCGAAGCGCTCTTTCAATGCGAATTACTGGCTTCGCGCGACGTCGTTACAGCCCGGTGATATCATCACACAAACGTATGCGCGGTATAAGATCGTAGCTGAGACCTTCCGTGTCGATTTCTGGGCGCTCGAGCCAAGCGAAGACAGAGAGGGAAGTCGTCGTCTACTCGTGGCAATGAGACTGGTAGAAGAACTGCAAAGCTGGTTCGACTGGGACGAAACGACAGAAGAAAAGTCCATCAACGCAGGTGGCATCCTGCCGGCGACGGGAGCCCCGCGCATAACAGAAGTGTTCTACATCAAGCCGACTGAAGGCACGGCAATTCAAAATGGAGTTGGCACACTCACTGTTGAGGCCCATCGTATTTTTGCCGGCGTCGATGAATTACTTTCCACGGGCACGATCCAGCTATTCGAAGGCACAACACTTATCACGGTCGCGAATGGTTACGCGGCAGGATCTGATGGCTATACCGGCGTACTCGATTCTGGCGATATATCAGGCTTTGCGATCGTCGAGCTCAAGGATGGCCCTACTGGAGACATCCTCGATTCGATCACGCTGGTCGACGTTCTTGATGGGGCTGGGGGCGATGATGCTATCTATGGATCAATAGACCCAGAGAACGGGCTTGCCTGGACGCGGGCGCCTAATAGTGGTTCATGGACTCCCGCGCAACAGACTAGTGATCTTGATTGTACGTTCTACCAAGCGGGAGTAGCTGTTGCGCGTATTGCGCGACGCGTCACACTGACCAGTGCTAGCGGTGCTCTTGCGGCTACGACGACTGCTCATAAAGACGGGGATCTCAATATAGGTCGCGTGACAGTGACAGTGATGGGCGGTGGTAGTGCTGCGATAAATGTTCAATTCGCTTATTCGTTTGGCGGCGAACTGGCGACAGTTGCGGAGACCCTAAAATCGGTACAGGGCGGTGATGATGGCGCCCCAGGTGGGGACGGGGGTGATGGTCTTAGTGTTTACGTAGCCAACGTCTATCAAAGAGCTACGACCCCTCCATCGACGCCTGCTGTAGATGACGGTTCATATAACTTTACGACCAATGTATTAACGCCCCCATCGGGCTGGACAGAAGCTATTCCAACAGGCACTAATCCGTTATACGCCTCGAAAGGTTCGTTTTCAATTGTGGGACCGACTGGTATCGATACCACGGTGGTCTGGACAGCACCAACGAGAATTTTGGATGGAGGGCCTACGACGCCCGTACTGTCCACAATAGCCAATTACGACGACTTGGATACAACTCAGCTGGCGGCAGGTAAAGGTCGTTATGCTTTGCTGACTGCTAGGGCAACTAATACAAGTGGTAGTCAAAACAATTTCCAGAATACTGACGGCATACTTATCAACAAGACGACCACCGACGATATAAGTTTGTCGCTATATTACTCGCATCTTAAAATTGGCGCTCGGATAACATTCTGGATTTCAAACGAACGTTGGTTTGTATTTGAGATTGATGAATTGATGGGTACTGTGGGCACTGGCGCAACCACAGCATATAAATATGGTCTCGCCCTAGTTCAATATGTGGATCCTGATCCAGCCGTCAACTGGCCAATTACATCTGGTAACGCCGTTCTATTCCAGCTCAATAAGGTCTTGCGGGATGAAACGAATTTGGTATTTGATCCGGACTTTGATTTGTCGACCGACATGGGCCCGGATGATTTTTGGAATGATTGGTGGAACTGGAAGTTTGGCGGTAGCGTAACTTTCAATTTAGGCGGCGGTGCAAACGGTTCAAATTCAGTAACAATAATCAATGGTTCCGTTTTACATTCTACAAGAGGAATACAAACATCCAATCTTGTGAGGGTCAACTCTGGCGCCTTTGAATTTAGGATAAAATATAAGACGGCCACTGCGTTTGACAGAGTATTCTTCCAAGTTTGGGCTGGCGGCTGGGCTTCTCCAGATGCGGCGACACCTGACAGTTCAACAGAGGTATCCATTACTCTGCCAGCAACCAGTGGTGTTTGGACTGATCTTATATTGGTTGTGGATGTAACAGGTTCCGATGCATCTCAATATTGGAATTTTGGAATGTATTTCGGCAAGCCTGGTGAAGTAGGAGAGAGCCAATCGGCCGATTTCGATTCTGTATTTGTTTATCCAATTCCAGCAGGTTTTGGATCTAACGTTATTGATGGCAAAGTTATATCTGCGGCTGTACCACAGTCCGACACTACAGCAGACGCAGGAAAATTCCTTAAGTCCGATGGCACATGGCAGAATGCCGGGGCGGGTGTAAGTGAGTTAGTTGACCTATCTGATGTCAATACTTCAATACCTACTGTCCGCAATATACTTATCGCTGATGGGGTGGACTGGGAAAGCCGCCAAGCAGTAGCGGCCGATATTCAATTCACTACACAACAAAGATTTCTCGGTAGGACTACTATAGGCGCTGGGGATGGGGAGGAACTCACAGGCGCCCAGGCCAATGTATTCTTGCCACTGTTCTCATCTGTCCTTAAAGGGTTGGCCCCATTGTCGGGCGGAGGTTCCACCAACTACTTACGTGCTGATGGTACTTGGGCCGCTCCTCCCGGCGGTGCACATCCAGTTGCCAGTGTCTTCGGGCGTACTGGCGCTGTTGTTGCTGCACAAGCAGATTATGATTCCTTCTTCCTAACGCCAGCAGAAGGAAATGCAGCATATTCATTGCTCGGCCATGCTCATGCGGCAGCGGATATTACTAGTGGGATATTCGCTGTTGCGCGGATTCCGAATCTAAACGCCAGTAAGATCACGGCTGGAACATTCGTTGACGCCCGAATACCAAACCTAAACGCAAGTAAAATCACGGCTGGAATATTCGCCGTCGCTCGAATACCAAATTTAAGTGCTAGTAAAATCACAACCGGAACGCTGGTAGTTCTCCGTGGTGGTACGGGCGTAACAACCAGCACTGGCTCAGGCGCAACCGTACGTGGTACGTCACCCACCTTCGTGACGGACATCAGGTTCAACGATGCCAACACAAAGCTTCTTGAGGGCCCTGGAAATTCTGTCAGAATCCAGACTAACTTTGGGAATGTGAATATTGGCCCTCAAAATACTTCGTGGTGCCATTTTTCCACTGATCGCGTAGCATTTCATTTTGGTCAGGCTGTCCATTTTGCTGGCACAGCGATGAAATATACCAAGGGCCACTTCGCCTACTGGAGTAGCCCTTCGACTGGAGCCAGCGCTCAAATGACCGTTAGCACACTCGCTGCCTCTGGTGGCAACAACGGTGACATCCACTTCCGGTACTAAATCATGGTTGTGGAAACGAAAGTAAAAGTTGGCGGATTGTGGCGCACCATCACCGCTCCCGAGGTTAAGGTTAGCGGTGTGTGGCGTGCGGTCCAAACGATTGAAGTGAAGTCAGGTGGCGTGTGGCGAGAAGTCTTTGCTTTAGCTGGCGGACCGGCCACTTCTGCTGCCGCCGATGGTGATGCAAACCTCCGATTTGGTAACGTATGCTACGCGGGGGCTCAATTCCAATTGGATGGGTCCGAATGGGAATACACCAACAGTGGCGGTCTCACCCAGACCGGCGTAGGCGGAGACCAAATATGGATGGACACTGGTCCCAACAGTGCAATATGGATCGAAAGGATCGTCACTGCCGGATCATGGAACAGCCTTGATCCCGGCGCTGGAAGACACGTAATGTCAACTACTCGATCCTTCAGAATAGTAAGATCAACGGCTGGGATATTTACAGTAACCGGCTACTTCAAATTCTGGGATGCTGCCTCTGGTGGCAGCCTACTACAACAAACCGCATCTGCTACTTGGACGGCAGAGCGAGAGAATTTCTAATGGCTGTAACATATGGTACTGCGACAGAAAACGGCAAGGAAGAATCATACGCCGAATTTGATAAATTGGTTTGGCGTGGTGATAGTTATGTGATACGTATTACAGCATTGTATCCGTACAAGGATTACGCGAATGGGGGAGATGATTTATCTGCACACATCGACTTCCTAAATGTGACGCAAGGCATTAGCGGAAGGTTCGACAACATTATTATACCAGGCAGAGATCAGAACGAACCTGAAGGTCACCTACGCAGATTCTCAGCTATCAGAAAATTAAAGGATCTGGTAGATAATGCAACTCCGATAGCATCACCAGTATTTCCGTAGCCTAAATTCTTATAAATATAGCTCACACAAACATAGGAGAAATGAAATGAACGGACCAGCAGTACGGATGGAACAGCAACCACCGACGCCTGAGCAATTATTGCAGCAGCAGGCAGATTCGCAGAAGATCATGAGCGCTATTCAGGGGGGACTCGCGTTCCTAGCTGACGAAACTGTAAACGGACCCATCAAGTATTCCGAGGGTATCTCGGATCTAAAATGGCTTCTTCGTATGTTGATTTCTGGTGAGTATGGAATCAATACAGATCCTAATCAATTGCAAATAGAAGGGAAGGCGCCAGGATCAAAGGAAGGTGATGAGCAATCCCCAGGTGGGAATGGCGAGACGCCTTCAGTTTAATAAGGAGTACGTGTTAGGAGAGTGTTGGGTGGTGAATTTTCCACAAGCCCTCTCCGAGAGTCAATTGCTCAAGTATAATATGTTGTGAGTAATTAAAAGGTTGATAGGTCAATGAGGAGATCGAAAGTGAATATAGGACAAAAAGTAGCCCAGATGAAGATGGATTTGGCAAAGATTGTCACTGTCTGTAACGAAGCAGGAGATTATGGCTTAGCGCAGGCTGCGCAGTCATGCTTGCAGTCGGCAGGTTCCTTTTCTGAGCAATTAGGACAGGAAGAAGGCAAGACGGCGAAAATTGAGTTTAAGTAAGCACATTGCGCCGGATAGGGTATATCGGGCTGCCAATTACCCGTTTAGGCGTTGCTTATCCGGCGCAGGCCCGGCGATCGTGGTTACACCAATACAAACCTATTGGGTTAATACCTGGACTGCTCAAAGGGCAGGGGCTTTCACGGACAGGGTTATAGGATTGTCGCCCATAGTTACAAGTTCAAAAGAGACTGTCGAAGATCGTTCATTACCTCTACTTCCTCTTTGGAGAGTGTTTTCTCTGGGTCGCTGGGCGTAGGAAACTCACTCACCTTACTTAGCGCAGATCGTAAGTTGCCAGATTGTTCTTCGGTCATCTCGACTGTTATGAGTACTTGCTGGCTTTTGCGTACTATCATGTTTTAGTGCCCTCCTCGAACACCTTGCTGATTCCCTTCGTTTGTCGCACAGAGAAGATCTTGTCCCCGCACGATATCAATTCTTCTTCGTGAGTGACAATGATCATTTGAATGTTCAAGCGGGACGATATTTCGTGTAGCATACCTCCTGCCTTCTCCTGGAGGTCTGTACTGAGGTAACGAAATGGCTCGTCCAGTATTAGCACCGGCTGTGATTTTGGATGGCGCATTGACCATGCTGCGATCCGAAGGGCGAACCCAGCCACGTCGATTGCCCCGCCGCCAGATGCACTGATCGGGTCTATCACGACATCGTCCCGTTCGAATCCCAAGTCACATTCCGTTTTTCCGCGTCGTTCCACAAACTTCACGGATAGACTGTAGGGGTCCGGGAAAACGGCTTGCAGGGCTGAAGTGACTATGTCTGAGAAGTGATACTCCAACTGTTGTTGGGTAGCAAGGCCTACTGTCTTGACGACCTCTCGGGCCTGCATATGTTTTATGAGATCGCGGTTGGTGTGCTTCAAGAAGCGCTTACACTCTCTGAGATCGAGCTTGATCTGCACAAGACGCCCCTTGCGCTGCTCCAATTCGGTTCGTAGTGACGCTATAGTCATCAGAGCTCCCCCAGCAGTATGTTGCGGTACGTAGATGGATGTCCACACCAGTTGCAATAGCTGATTTCTGTTTCGGAGATTCTCCTGACCGTGTTGGTTTTGTCACAATTGGGGCATAGCCATATTGCGACTCGAAGGCGTTCAATGCGAATCGCATCATAGAATCCTCGTGCAATTGCTTGATAGCCGCGAATGAATCGAGCCATGTTTTCCGCGTTGTACGTTCCAGTTGGAGGATCATTGCGACGGAGGTAAGGGAGAGGGGGATGCGTGCGTCGTAGTATCATGTGATTCGGTCCCATATTCGTTCTAGCATCTCTTGCTGTTTCTGCGTCAGACTACCCTCTCCTCGGAGTTGGGAGTCGATGCTGTCAATGAACTCTGCCTCCCATTCACTGAGTTTGGACTCCCGCTGAAGACAGTCCTCAATCATGATTGGAATGTCGTCGTCCAGTTTACCCATGTTCAGTCTCCTTAAACTGCTTCTAGATATTGTAATTCATCCTGTTCAAAGCCATCGCGCAGAATGTTTGTTTGCATCGGTAGTTTTCCGTCGTGTCGAGAGTAGCCTACAGGCAGTGGTCGATCCGGTAGATCCCATGCGACCATAAATCCTGGTCTATTTAGCAGAACGTAATGTTCATCGACCACTCCTTCTGTGCCCTGCGGTACGCTGCGGAATGGTATTTTGCTGCGGATGCGAGTACCAATTTGTGGTATGAGATTCACGTTTACTCCTTTGCTTACTTAAACAATCCTCGAAGCCGATCCGAGAATCTTTGCCACCACGGATAGGCATACGACATCAGATCGGCCTTGCAACTAGTACATTCCCATCCAGTGTCTAGGTCCCCTGAACAGTATGGGCAGTAGTCCCATGATTTATACTGTTTGTTCATTCTTCTTTTCCTTTGCTAGCTCGTCTTGGTATGCCCTTAGCACTCGGCCCACCCTCGCTGCCCACTTCGGCGGGAGATACGAACCGATGAGCTGTACCTTATCCCCATGCACGCCTCGGAGTAGGAGAAAGTCACATTCTTTCAATTGGCAGAATACTGCTCCCTTCTTCCTGTCTGGGTTAACATGTTGTTTGTTTACCGCATCAAATGCCCCGAGGGCTGCTTTTGCCACTCGTCCGTTTCTGAATTTGATGTCGAAGTCAGGTGTCATGATATATCAGAATGGTATGTCATCCTCCTCGGGCTCGTATCCCTCTTGCAGTTCCTTTTTATACTCCTGAAGGACCTCGTTGATTCTATCTGCCCATTTGGGCGGTAGATAGACCCCAGTCAGAAGAAATCTAGAACCATCCTCTTTCAACTGACAGAAGATTGCCCCGCGCTCGTTACCCCCTTTACAGACCTGTTTCGCTACCGCGTTGAAAGCGTCTCGCGAGGCTCTCACAACTTGCTTGCTTCCGAATTTGGCCTTGAAACTGTGCATCAGATCGCGTCGTACTGTTCCTCGACTTTGAGTATGGCAGTATTGAGTTCCTCCTCCTTCTCCTCGATTAGATTGTCGAGCTTCTTCAATGCCTTCTCCGCTTCTTTGACGGAGGAGTAGCCTAGCTTCTTCAGGCTTTCTATCAAGGAGGTCATCTGACCTTCCAACCGTGCTGCGTCACGATCTGCATCTTCAATGCGTTCCTTCAGATCGAGGAGGCCCTTCTCGTTCATAGACATATGTGTCGCTCCTGCTTGCTCATTTATATTTTACATGTTCCATTGCTTGGTCAGTCATTTAGGGACCCTATTAAGTTAAGGATCGAAAATACCGTTACGAAGAAAGCCGTGATAGTCACCCGACCGGATACTTCCGGCGCCCGCTTGGCAGGTTATCCCGTCCTTAGAGACGGTGATGTTTGGCGGCTCCCCTTTACGAATCCAGCAATGATGGTTCGTGTCTTTGGGCAGGGTACAGTTCTTGGCGCGCTGATCGATCGCCCATTCCTTCCCGTTCGGTAGCAAGGTTACGAGTGCACGACCGTCAGGGCCCTTTTGGGGTAGCCAGTAGGCGTCCCACATCATCCCTGGGGTATTCTCTGATCGCAGAACCGGCATTCTGGTGTCAGTGCGAACGTAAATCGTCTCACGAAAGACCTGCCATTGGTCATCGTTTGTGAACTTATAATCACAACCGGCGCAATGAATCGGCCAGCGTTTGTCAGCATGAGGCCATGTTGGCACGTCGTCAGAGTCGTCATCGTCCTTGAGAAAGGTACGTGCGTTGTGATAACCGTGCGGGCCAGGACATTCGTCTTTCGCGCCCTGCACGTAGCGACGAAGGTACTGGCGTTCGCGGCCGGTCGGTTCACAAAAGAATGTACAAACCCCGCACTCGTATGGCATCAGCATCTACCCTGTCTTTCTTCGTCACGAATTAGCCGGATGGGTCGGCTGTTTATCGAACACTTGTCCGGGTCTTCTGATGGCCCATACCAGCAGAGATACCACGGCCCAGCTGGTCCTCCAGGAGTGCCGTGCCCTTGCCGAGACTTCCACATCTTTCCCTCATAGACGCCGGTCGGTATCGTTGTGCTGTACTCGGGCAGGCGTTGCAACGTGGATCGATCCATAATTGCGATATCATCGTAGACGGCCATCTCATCTGCGTTTGGCTGATGCCAGCCACTGGAAAGCGGGTGTGTCATTTGAGGCAGTTTGATCACTGTTTATCTCCGTCACTCGTTGGTCGAGGCGGGGCTTTCGGTCTCGGATACGGCGGTATCCCTTTCCTGAATATGCCTTTTCTGCTCACTTGCCACTCTCCCTGGCGGGCTGGGGGCGCCCACCCCAGATGCACCTTTCTAGCTTCCCCTCAAGCTGTTCGATGCGCATATCTCGCATACCTATAGATCGAACCAATGACTTGCGAACCTCAACGGACGCAGCGATCTCAGTAGTGGCCCGTTTCAGTGCGGCAGCGAGATCGTCCCGCTCTTTAGTAGTGTCCTTGAGACAATCAGCCAGTAGGCCCAATTCACTCATCGGCGTCCTCGTCATTGAGTTTTGTGCGGTATTCGACCTCGACAAGCCCGTCGCAGTTATCGCCGCGCGCCGTCATGTGTATAGCATGATCAAAATGGGATTTCGCGCTACTTAGCTTTTCGCAGCAAAGACCGCTTGGCCCTGCTGTTAAGTATCGACAGCATTCCCTACCTTGTCCAATTTTGCAGATGTCTTTTAGATACTGGTTCATTGTGCTCGTTTTCGTTTTCCTTTACTCTCTGTAATGTAATCGCGCGCTCCATGGCAAGCGCCGCGCATTTTCCGGGCCAGTCTGTGCCGTAAGATCGACCGGATGGTCTGGCTTAGCTCGTGCTATTTCGCACAGGTGTTCTATGTCGCGGGGATCACAAACTGATGGGCATTGCAGTATGACCCCAGCTACTGTTGTACATGACACGCACAAGCCAGTCGGTCTGCCGTCTGGGGCAAGCGGCTGAAATTCAAAGTGTGACATACTCAATCTCCTTCGTCATTTATTGTCCCGCATTCTAACCGAGTGATTGAACAAGTCACAGCGCATAATTTTCGGCTGTTTGTGCATCTTATGGAAACGATGTTCTACAATATCTAAGGCGTCCCCAAAGTCATATTCTTTTGCAAAATACGAAACAACCGTCCATGCTTCACCAGTCCAATATTCTCGCTGTCTATGTGCAGTATTGTGCTTCTGCACGATGAAAAATTTGGGTCCTCTGTTCACGTTAAAAACAGTGCCGGGGAATGCTGCGTCCCTGCTCCAGTTCACAGCACTATCAGACCCCGACACTGCTAACCATTGTTTCCCTCGTTCCATCACCAAGTGCTCTATAAATCTAAATCTACCGCCTTTTGTATCAGCTCTTCTGTCCGAGCATCTACGCGGTTACTTGACAAGTACTTTTTCAGATTGCCTTCGAAACTCAGTTCGGTGGACCAGTCCACGTCGAGTCTGCTTATGAACGCTTCAATGCGCTCATTCCGTTCCTTCATCACGTCGAGATGCTCTCTGGATACGGCGTCCGGGTTGATCGGAAGAAAGGCTGGGACGACATCATTATCCTCAGCCGACCATAAATAGATTCGAGGTTGGAAGTCGATCTGATCTGCAGACTGTCGCATCAGACTACCGGGATTGACTAGTAGGCGATCCCCGTCTCGGTCGATACAAGGGATATGGAAGTCCCCTGTCACGATGAGATCGAACATGTCGTACTTTTCTAATACCTCCTCGGTGGTCGGGTTAGTGCACCCAGGCCATGGGGACTTCCCCTGCCATACTCCCTCGTGCCATACGAGTGTTTGGTATCCGCATAGGTCGAAGCCATCGTCGTACGTCGGTTCTTGCCCGGCATGGGCTCCCGAAAGAACGATCAGCTCACCGGCCATTTCGAGCGTATGGACCCCGCTGCGTTCCATTAGTTCAATGCTGTGTTGCGGCAGGTCGTGATTGCCATATACAGTATGGAAGTTCTTGGGGAGATGCTTGAGAGTAGTACTTAGTAAGTATGGGCTAGCTTTCCAATGATGAAACAAATCTCCCGAGTGGAAGACGGGGCAGTCGTATTGTTGCTGTAGGGTTGCTACGAAGTCGACCTTCACCCATTGTGCCTCCCAAAAGTCATCTGTACGGCAGACGGGTATGGAATCACGCAAATGAAAGTCAGCACATAAGATAGCCTGCACTGCCCCTTCGGAAGGTAATTTACTTGTACGTCTCATCATCAAGTCTCAATTCCGCTTGTTGAACTTCACCTTTCCTTGTTCGATCTCGTCTGCTGTCTGGCGAAGGAAGGATACAATCGCATCATTCATGATCGGATCCCCTTTCACATAGAACATAGGGACAGTCGATATCTTGCCTGTGGCGTCCTGCTCCACTTCCATCACGAGTGTGAGAGTCGATTTCATTTCCCTATCACGCTTCCGCATAGTATGCATTGATCACCCATAGCCTCGTCGAACTGCTCATGCAACGTGTCGCGTTCCTCCTTTGCTTCTTCGATGCGACGCCCCATACGTCGATACTGCTCGATGAGTTGTGCCAGACGATGGACCTCTGTTTGGGTGTTTGACAACTTGCCTTGCAATTGTATAGCATGATCTACTGTCGGGGCTAGCTCTTGTAAGGGCTTGAGTTTTTTCTGTTGGTTTTGAACGTTCCCAATTCGATCTGTCAAGTCGAATAATGAACTGGCTTCTTTGACGAGACCTCTCTTGACCTTTCGATGCTCGAGGGCTACGTCAACCAGCGGGTCGAGATCCAGCAAAGGACGTATAGTATCCAGCTTAGTGTTGACGCGCAGGGCCTGATCGATTGTTTCGCCCAGTTTCCTGTGCTTGTCCTGTTTCTCGCGTAGGGTTCCCTCCTGCTCCTCCAACCTCTCGATTGTCTTCTCCATGTTTGGCAGGTAATCGAAGGATGATTGAGCTTCCCCCAATCGCTCTTGATTTGAGGTATGTGTTCGGATGTCAGATTCGATCCCGCGGATCCATTTGGCCAGTCTTTGTAGGGCCCGGTCAATCACGTCCAGATGAGCCACTTCGTTCAGATAGTGTGCAACCTGCCCAGGCGGGGTGTCCAGCAGGAAGGGCCGATCCAACTGCTGTTGTAGATTCACTGAATCGAGGTTCAAGAGTTTCACAACGTCGGACGGTACTTCGGACCCGAATGCTTCATATACGTGATCGTCAATGTAGTACGCGTTATGGTTTTTCGCACGTACACGACGGACCAGGGT